TTGACAATAACTTCATGCGTGAAAATGACCCCCGTATGCCGCTTATGAAACCTGAGCGAAATACGAGAACAACATTTGGCAGAAGTTAAACTCGAAAGAGTTGGCTTCTAGTTATCAAGGAGGCCAATAATGGCTACATCTGCAACCCCAACGGGTGCGGAACCTACTAATACGCTGAGTGCTAGTGGCTCTTTCACTGGAAAAGTTCGGCACATCAAAATAGCAAGTGGGTACGGCACAGCTATCTTTTACGGCGACTTCGTAAAGTTAGTAGCAGCAGGGACTCTTGAAAAAGAAACGACAACTGACGCAGCGGGTACGCCTGCATTCGTTGGTATTTTTGTCGGTGTTTCTTACACAGATCCCAACACCAACCAGAAGACATTCTCTCAATATTTCCCAGCATCTACTGCTGCGAGCGATATTATGGCGTATGTCGTAGACGATCCTAATGTATTGTTCCGCATGCAAGCGGACGGGTCTTTGGCCCAGACAAACCTTGGGAATAACATTGACGTAGCCTACACGGCTGGTTCAACAAGCATTGGTAGAAGTAAAAACGCTGCCGATGCAAGCACCGCAGCAACAACTGCAACATTGCCTTTCCGGGTTGTTGACTTTGTTGACGGGCCAACCAGCGCAGTAGGGGATGCTTACACGGACATCATTATGAAGTTCAATGTTGGGCATCAGTACGACAACACGACCGGCATCTAAGGAGAATTTGAGCAATGGCAATTTCAAGAGCGCAAATGCTAAAAGAACTCCTGCCGGGGCTGAATGCTCTGTTTGGTTTGGAGTACGAGAAGTACGAAGACGAGCACGCTCTCATTTATGAGACCGAAAGCTCTGATCGTTCTTTTGAAGAAGAAGTGAAGCTGTCTGGATTCGCTGCTGCACCTGTTAAAGCTGAAGGCGCTGCCATCAGTTATGACTCTGCACAGGAATCTTTCACGGCTCGTTACAACCACGAAACCATCGCTATGGGCTTCGCCATCACCGAGGAAGCAATGGAAGATAACTTGTACGACTCACTGTCGGCTCGTTATACCAAGGCTCTCGCTCGCGCTATGGCGTACACCAAGCAGGTTAAAGCGGTTTTTCCGCTTAACAATGGTTTCACCAATAGCTACCAGTCTGGTGACGGTGTAAACCTGTTCACTGCATCTGGTGACGGCGTAACTGGCGGTGATGGTCACCCCTTGGTTAACGGTGGCAAAAACAACAACCGGCCTGTAACGGCTGCTGACCTTAACGAAACGTCTTTGGAAAACGCAATCATCGAGATTGCTGCTTTCACTGACGAGCGTGGTCTGTTGATTGCTGCGCGTCCTCGTCGTTTGATCGTACCACCCGCTTTGATGTTTACGGCAGATCGTCTGTTAGAAACAACTCAGCGAGTTGGCACGGCAGATAACGACATCAACGCTATTCGTAACATGGGTGCAATCCCTGAAGGTTACAGCGTTAACCACTATCTGACCGATAGCAATGCTTTCTTCATCATTACTGATGTACCTAACGGTATGAAGCATTTCGAGAGAACCGCACTGGAGACCTCGATGGACGGAGACTTCGACACTGGTAACGTGCGCTATAAGGCGCGTGAGCGTTACAGCTTCGGCGTATCTGATCCGCTGGGCATTTACGGATCGCCCGGATCTAGCTAAACCTAAGGGGGGGCGCAAGCCCCCCTTTTTGTTGTATGCTTGTTTTATGCAGCCGGTTACGAGTGGAATCGGCGGGGGAAAAGGTGGGAACAGGATATAGCCTTTATGGCGGCGGCCCCAATAATAGCTTACGCTCTGACTCCAACCACTCACCAATTTAATCCTGACAGATGTTTCACGTGAAACACTGACACTAGCCAAGACAGGAGAACACAATGGCTAACACTACTTTCTCAGGCCCAATTAAGGCCGGAACTATTAAATCAACTACTGGCACGACAGTGGGTGAAGACAAAGCCAACGTCGGTTTTGTGCTTATGGCGCAGAGCGGAAACGTGGTTTTTGGCGATGACGGCACGACAACTGTTGTTGCGACACTTCCCGCAAACAGCCAGATCTTTCAAATTACAGTCGATGTGACCACCGCATTCGATGCTGGAACCACCAATACATTTGACCTTGGTGATGGCTCTACTGCAAACGAGTATGCAGACGCACTGGATGTTAGCGCGCAGGCTCGTGTTTTAGCGACATCTGACGTTTCGCAAATTGGAAACTTGGTCGACATCGGTACCTCTGACGTAGATGTGACGGTTACCTACAACCAGACTGGCACTGCGGCTGCCGCAGGTGCGGCCACCGTTACTGTCCTGTACGTGCAGAACCGTAACCTCTCATAAGGAGGTAACCCGTGGATAGTTTATCTCAAGTATTTCAGGGACATCGGCATGAGAGCGGCTTTGTCGCTCTCGGTCGGCATCGCCTGAAGGAGTTTAGTGTCATAGGTACGGCCTCTGCGGGAACTTTCGTAGTGTTCGACACAGACACGGCTCCAGAAACAGGGACTTATGCTCAATCTGGAACAACGGTCACCGTCACCGACACAGGACATGGCTTGTCCACTGGTGATGTTGTTGGAATCAACTTTGTTGCCGGAACAGGCGGCACTGCTCAACCGGGTAATTATGAAATTACCGTCACAAGCGCCAGTGCGTTTACTGTTGAGATGCTGAATTCCGACACGATCACTGGTACTCCTGCGTGTCAGTACGTTGCGAACAGTGGCTCTACTCAAAAGACGCCAAAGCGTTGGGTAATGTCTAAGCGCACGGCTGCGGCAGACACTTACAGTAATGTGTTTCAAATCCCCAATAGTGGCTTTATTGTCAGAAATGGAATCTATTTTTTGATGACAAACCTTGCTGAGGCAGACGTTTTTTACGAGTAAGTTATGGCCACCAAGAAGCCAACCAAGAAAAAGTCAACAGTCAACAAGGCGGACAACTATACGAAGCCTGCTTTGCGTAAGCGATTGTTTAACCAGATCAAGGCTGGCGGTAAGGGCGGCAAACCCGGTCAGTGGTCTGCGCGTAAAGCGCAGATGCTGGCTAAAAAGTATAAAGATTCTGGCGGGGGCTATCGAGATTAATGGCCCTCAAGAAATCGCAGAAGTCTCTTAAGAAGTGGACCAAGCAGGAGTGGGGGACCAAGTCTGGCAAACCCTCTACGCAAGGCAAGAAGGCCACTGGCGAAAGGTATTTGCCTAAAAAGGCAAGAGAGGCTTTGAGTGACAAAGAGTATGCAGCTACGTCTAGGAAGAAGAGGGCTGATACCAAAAAAGGTAAGCAACATTCTAAGCAACCTAAGAGGATAGCAAAGAAAACAGCGAGGCATCGCAAATGAGCTTGACTGATGCTGAAAAGAATAGACTGAAAAAGGTCGGCCTGTCTGGATTAAATAAGCCAAAAAGAACCCCCAAGCATCCCACAAAGAAAGCAGTCGTCGCGGTAAGGGATGGGGAAAAAATGAAGATCATCAGATTCGGTGATCAAAAGATGGGGCATAACTATTCGGCAGAAGCTCGCAAGAGTTTCAAGGCTCGTCACGGAAAAAATATAAAAAAGGGTAAGACCTCAGCCGCCTATTGGGCTAATAAAGTTTTCTGGTCCGGCAAAGGCGGCAGCAAGAAGAGCCCCCCAAAGGGTCAAAAGCAGAAGTTTGGTAAAGGCTGATGACCATTAGTCGCGCCCAGACGGGTAAGCAAATTAAAAACGCTCCCGGTAGCAAAAAGAAAAAGCAAGCCAAAGTCTCCAAGGTTATGAAGGAGTTTAAGAAAGGCAAGCTTAAGTCCGGGGGTTCGGGGAAGAAGGTTAAGAAAAGAAAGCAGGCAATAGCAATAGCCTTATCTGAAGCAGGTCTTTCCAAGAAGAGGAAGAAGTAAATGGCCACTAGTGGGACATTCGCATTTAACTTAGATCTGGGCGAGGCCATCGAAGAAGCTTTCGAGAGGGCTGGCTTAGAGCTTCGCAGCGGGTATGACTACAAAACCGCTAGGAGAAGCATTGATCTGCTTATGCTTGAGTGGCAAAACCGTGGGTTGAATCTGTGGACTGTTAAGTTCGGGACTCAGGCTTTGACCTCTGGTACGGGATCGTACACTTTAGACGGCAAAATATTTGACATTGTAGAGGCGTTTCTCCGCACAGATGCAGGGGATACAGATAGTCAGTTTGACCAAAGCATGACTCGGATATCTATTAGTCAGTACGCTCATCTGTCAAACAAGCTTACCGAGTCAAAGCCATTAGAGTATTACGTTGAAAGGACTCCGACAGGGATCGTTGTAAACCTGTGGCCGGTCCCGGATAGCCAAGAGACTTACACGTTTGGCTACTACTACATGGAAAGAATCGAAGACTCTGGCAAGCCAGCAAGCAACAACATGGATATACCTGCTAGATATTTACCGTGTTTAGTTTCTGGGCTTGCGTATAGTCTGTCTGTAAAATACCCAGAAGCGGCAGCCAGATCTACGCTGCTTAAAGGCGAGTACGAAGAGCAATGGAACCTTGCTTCTGATGCAGCAAGAGAAAAAGCTTCCTTGTTTGTTGTACCGGGAGGGTATCAATTTTGAGTTATGCAAGCGGCAAGTATGCGTTTGGGTATTGCGATAGGACGGGATTTAGATACCCAAAAAAAGATCTTGTCCCACAGATTGTGAACCAAAGGCCAACTGGCTTGCTGGTTGGTAAAGACGTTGTAGATCCTGATCAGCCTCAGTTACAGCTAGGCCGGGTCAGGGTGGATGATCCGCAGGCGCTAAGAAACCCAAGACCAGACCAGTCTCTAGAACAAAGCAGGAAGTTTTTTGCCTTTAACCCTGTAGGTGGTGGTGTCACTGCTCTAGGCAGCAGAACTGTTGGTTTAGATATTGAAGGCCAAATAGGCAATGTAACGGTGACAACGTAACGGTGACAACGTAATGGCATGGACGTTTACAACCCTTAAGCAGGCAATTCAGGATTACACGCAGAACAGCGAAACAACCTTCGTCAACAACCTGTCTGTGATTATCACGCAGGCTGAGGACAGAATACTCAAGTCTGTTCAGTTGCCAGATTTCAGAAAGAACTCTACCGGGACTACTACGTCAAGCAATCAGTATTTATCTACGCCTAGCGACTTTTTGTCTCCGTACTCATTGGCCGTAGATAATAGCGGCTACGAGTACTTGATGTTCAAAGACGTTAACTTTGTTAGAGAAGCGTATCCGCAGTCTTCTACAGAGGGTGTGCCTAAGTATTACGCGCTGTTTACAGACGAAAGCTTTATCCTTGGCCCAACCCCGAATAGCAACTACACAGTAGAACTACATTATTTTTACAAGCCTGAGTCTATTACGGTGGCTAGTTCAGGCACTAGCTGGCTTGGTGATAATGCAGAAAGCACATTACTGTATGGTTCTTTGTACGAAGCGTATACTTTCATGAAAGGAGATCCCGACATGATGCAGTTGTACGCAGGAAGATATGAAGATGCTCTTGCTAAGCTTAAGGCTCTTGGCGAAGGGTATAGCACAACAGACAGTTACAGATCTGGCTCTGTCAGGGTTGCCCGGTAATGTTTGATATTTCGGTAGCGCAGGTCGGCACCGTAGAGGTAAAGACAACAAATCAACAAGGGTTTCCCGTAGAGCATTGGGCCGAACGGGCGACCAACTCAATCATATCCGTTGGGGGCAATAGCCACCCACTAATATCTGAGCAAGCCGAA